TGGTCTAAGGGGGGCGACTTAAGATCGTCTGGTGAAAGCCTCGCGGGTTCGAACCCCGCTCCCAGCATCCATGGGCTTGTAGTGAAACGGATATCACTTTGGACTTCTAATCCAACATTCCGGGTTCGATTCCCGGCAAGTCTGATATAAAGAAATGAATTGTGTAAAGCACATCATGAATGCCATCCTCCTTCATGACGTGGTCACCGTATCATTTCTAGTTCCATACTCCTTGCTGTGTATCGCCGAGGTATTTTACGGCTATGCGCTGTACCCACTATTCTTGACACACGCTCTCATCTTTCATATGTTGTACGACATGTTATGGTTACATGTTCAACCAAAAATTGTTCCTTCGATGAGAGAGTTGATCATGCTTCACCACGCGGTTGCCATCACTCTTCTGATGCACCCCCTGACGAGGCCACAGGATGCTGGATTCACGGCTCTCTCGGGGCTCATAGAAATTGACACATCGATGCTCCTTCTCAGGCGCCTCACTAAGCACAACAACTCACTTACAAACTTCTTTGATTTCATGTACAAGTTGACTAACATCATACTTCGTGTGTATTTCGAGACATTCATGTTGTTCATCATGAGCATCTATTTCAAACACGACCACATCTTGACGAGGATCCATGTCATAGGTGGACAGGTTTTCATCACACTGTTCAGTTATGGAATTTGTGCGCTCACCTTTTCTCGGAAAAATCCTGGATTAAAGAATTAAATGTAGTGTACAAATAGTATGCAGATATTCGTCAAAACTCTCACTGGGAAAACTATCACATTAGAAGTCGAGTCTTCCGACACGATTGATAACATCAAAGCGAAGATTCAAGATAAGGAGGGTATTCCACCCGACCAACAGAGACTCATTTTCGCTGGTAAACAGTTGGAGGATGGTCGAACACTGTCTGATTATAACATTCAGAAAGAGTCCACGCTGCACCTTGTGCTCAGGCTTCGAGGGGGTGGTAGTGACGAATCTAAAACCGTTAAAAAGAAGCGTGAACCCGGGCCGTATATGAACTTCTGCAAAAAGATGCGCCCAAAGGTTGTTGAAGAGAATCCCAAATTCACTTTTGGTGAGGTTGGTAGGAAATTAGGTGAAATGTGGAGAGAGCTCTCCGACGAGGAGAAGAAAAAGTATATCAAGTAAATATAAGATGTGGTTGTATGTTGTGGGAGTGGGTATATTGTTACACACTTTACCGTACTGCTGTTTACGGTTAGTATATAAAGAACGTAAGAGGAAGGGAATATCTCCGAGGTGTTCATCAATCTGCTTAAGGGAATGATCATACTACTATGTAGATGTCTCTCAAAGTAAAGAAACTCACCTTCGATGCTGTTGTTCCTACTCGTGGTTCTGATGGTGCTGTGGGATATGATCTATATAGCTCCGAAGATGCGATCGTTCCGAATCAGGCGGGGCGAGCTCTGGTAGGAACCGGTATCACCGTCGTTCTCCCCCCAGGGGTATATGGTCGTGTAGCTCCCCGCTCCGGTCTCGCTGTCAAACACTGCATTAACGTGGGTGCCGGAGTTATTGACCCAGATTACACCGGTGAAATTAAAGTCGTTCTGTTCAACCATGGAATGAACGACTTTGAAATCAAGAAGGGTGATCGGATCGCTCAGCTCGTCCTCGAACGTTGTGAGACACCTCCCATTGAAGAAATTAGTATCGTGGAAGACACTGAACGTGGCTCTAGTGGCTTCGGATCTACAGGTCAATAAATTCATCTTTACAAAACCATAAATCTTCAGGTGTTGGCATGAATAGTATACCATGACTCATGACCATCGATAATTTAGCTTTAGTGACAGTTGTGTGAGTATATAGCAACCACCTTTCCCAATAATCTGCCCGGAAGAAGTCTTCCCAATCCTCCGTAGAACTTTCCCTGACTCGTAACATTCCTCTGTGTATCTCACCCGGATCCGTCTCAATTCGCAGCTCCTTTGGAATAATCGCCCCCTTCTTAAGGAGTTGTGCACGCATGATTCTTGGATTGCCATGGTCTGGATAATGCTTAACACCCACAGAACCAAAGTCAATACATCTTTTATTTGGCAGGGTCACCCTGAGTTTATGTGACACCGACGGGCTCGGTTGTAATACGACGTGCATTATACTTTGAACTGTTAAAATAAAAGTTTAGATTTAGCGTTAAATCCAAAAAAATATAACCGCTTGATATTTTAACATGCGTGTCTTGGAACTTTTCAAAGGCACCGGAAGTGTATCCAAAGTCCTTGAACCAGCAGGACATGAAATTGTGAGTTTAGATATACTCAAAAAGTTTAATCCTACTCACCTATGTGACATACTCGAATTTGATTACAAACAGTATCCTCCAGGCCACTTTGACATAATTTGGGCATCCCCGGAATGTAAGATTTATTCCCAACTCCAGACCACCAACGTTGGACCGACTCGTAAATTCAAGTCAATGGAAGAACTTAACCAGGCTCGACAGGAGAATAGTAAATACGTTGAGAAAGTGTTGGAGATTATAAAGTACTTCAATCCGAGAGAGTGGTATATCGAAAACCCATGGAACTCTGCAATGAAAAACTTACCGTGTATGAAAGAGCTCACATCGGTGCGCTTTGACTACTGCCGCTTTGGATTTGATTACAAGAAACCTACTCGTATATGGACGAACCGTGATGATTTGGAGAATCATCCCTGCACGTGTCCGAACAGGCAACACAGGCACAGAATCGGCATCACAACCCCCGGTCAAATTTATGCGGGTGGAGAGGCGGACACCACAAGCACACTCGACCGTTACAGGATACCCGAGCAATTGTTACGTCATCTCTTCGCCAAACACTTATAAAGAATACATACACTTAGCTAGTAAATGAACTCCAAGAAGAACACCGAAACAACGACAAGACTTTCATTCGCCGAGCGCGAAGCCAAATACACCGAGAGTAGGAAGGCCGCTGTCGAAAAGGCTCTCCAAGGTGAGAAAGTTCGTTACAAATCTGAATGTGACCCGATCAAGTTCAAGAAATTCTTGGAACATCGCCTCACAATTTGGGATGAGTTGAAAGATAAGACGTTTCACAATAAACGTATGTATAACAAGACTAAGGAAATTCTAACAGACTTTAAAGCGGGTGCTAAGTAAGCGAGCTTCGTCCCAACGACCGGATTGTTGAATAAGGAGTTGTGTATTGGGCTTCATTCTGGAAAGAGAATACCCTTCCCTCAGTCTCTTAAAGGCATAATCAAGTGTTTTGTTGCTGATGCAAGCACGTTTCACCTTGTATGCTTTCATCTCATTTTCCACCTTCTCTAACTTGACCGTGAGTTCATCTATGGTGCCCTGAAGTGAGGTAATGGCAAGCTTCTGCTTCTTGACTTTCATGTCATCCGGTCGATTACGAAGCTTGTCTCGTAAATCTGTGATGATAACCCTTTGCTTTCTGATCTTCGCATTCTTCTTCTTCACGACCCTGTCAATCTCAGGTCCAAGGTCTACAATGAATTTGGACGTCTTACGGGGTCGTGAGGAAGATTTTACCATTTTGTGTTATTTTCCAAAAAAACCGATTTATACTTAGGTTTATAAATTTAGTTACCGAACGCTACACCACCCATACCATTCTTGATACGAAGGATGTTATAGTTGACAGCGTATACGCGGTGATGATGGTTACCGTTCTCGGGATTGCTGAACGTCATCTTGGCGTTATCGATTCGCGAAAAGTTGAGGCTGCCTGTGGGCTGCATCTTGGACATGGTGAGACAGAACGGCCAGGAGAAGGTCGCGAGATCATCGAGAATGTTATCGGGGAGGTCAGTGGTGTGCATCTCGGCGACGACATCGTGGTGATACACGTCCGTGGTGTCCTCGAAGAGAGCAACACCGTTGATGTATAAGGAAGATGTCCCGAACTTGAAACCACCGGTGACGTGGTTCCAAGGGGTGTCGTTCGCGTTACCAGAAACGACGTGGAGGGACTTCACAGGGTGGTTGAAGTAGGTGATGTCGACATCCTTGTCAGTCTTAGAGAAGCGCTGGTTCTGAACCTGAGTGATGAGCATCTCATGTTCCCTGTCAGTGAAGAACTTACGTTCATCCGTGTCGAGATACACGTAATTACCGAACACCTTGGGGGTGGTCGAGGGGGAGAACCCATCGCGGCACTTGATGCGAATCTCAACGTCGTGATATTGGAGAGCGAGGAGGGGAAGAGCCTTCGACCAGTCCTCACCGAAGAAGAAGGGGAGCATGTAGTAGTTACCACCGTGGTTTTCCTTCCTGTGGTTGAGGCTCACACAGAAGGAAGCCTTGGCGGCCGAATCCCTCATGAGAGGGTTGTGAACACCCTGGATGAACAAAGAATCCATGGTGGTCACCATCTGACCACCGATCCAAAGGGAAAACTCCGTGAGGTCTGTGGATCCTCTTTTAAAGAAACCATTGTCGTTGTTTTGGGTGGCGGCGATGTTATCGGCCTCAATCCAGACATAGCTGAGAAGATCACCCTTGGAACGGACGGGAATGATAACCTCGTTACCGGAACCAAACGTGCCGATGTAGTCCATGCGCTCGGGCTTCATGGCGAAGTTGGTGTATCGTTTGTAGTTTTGACGGAAAAAGCTTACTTCAGGTTGACCGGTGATGTAGACGTCCTGGGCACCTACAGACACGAGTTCTATTAAAGCGGCAGACATTTATTAATAAATGATATTAAAATTTTGGGTACATGTATACGTATGGTGGTATTTCAAGCTTTAACCTGGGAGGCCAGAGACGATGACGACGAACATCTCATCAGCATCTTTGGTAAAACTGAAGATGGAAAATCTGTATGCGTGACAACTGGCTTCAAGCCGTATTTCTTTGTAAAGTTGCCACGTGGAACAGAGAAGGGTGATGTTGAAATTTTATATGACAGGATAAACTCGATGAAGAAGGATTGTCTCACTGGTTATTCCTTAACAAAGCAAAAAGATGTCTGGGGTTTTCAAAATAATGAAGAATTTTTCTTCATGCACCTGACGTTTAAGAACCTGGAGGCGAGACGTAAAGTCAATTCTGTGTTCATGTATAACAGTGACTTCAAACCTTATCATGTATATGAATCAAATATAGATCCCGTCCTGAGGCTCATGCACAGAACTGGTATTCAGTCCACTGGGTGGTTGGATACTGGAACAAAGTGTGTTAGATCTCACCTCGCGAACGTAGATATCGATCTGTGGTGTAACGAGTGGAGCGATCTGAAGCCTGTCAACCGTGACGACATCGCACCGTTTGTCGTGGCGTCCTTTGATATCGAGTGTAACAGCTCCACAGGTAAATTTCCAGATCCCAACGTCAAGGACGATGCCTGTTTTCAAATAGCCATTTCACTCTGTAAATTTGGAACTGATGAACCATACGAGAAAACCTGTTTGTGTTATAAAAACACAACTGGTGAAGATGTGGTGAGTTTCAAAACGGAGAGGGAACTTCTACTCGCCTTCAAAGACTACGTCCAGAAAAAGGATATCGATATCATGACTGGGTGGAACATTTTTGGATTTGATCTTGAATACATCTACCGTCGGGCAGCCATGAACGGGTGTGGCCTCGAGTTTTACCAGTTGGGAAAGTTGAAAAACACAGAGTCCCACATGGTTCAGAAGAAGTTGAGCTCCAGCGCTCTAGGGGACAACTTCCTCAAACTACTTCCTATGCCTGGGCGATTCATCTTTGATCTTTTCCACGAAGTCAAAAAGGGATACAAGCTAGACTCGTATAGTCTGAACAATGTCTCGAAGTTGTATCTCGGTGATCAGAAGATTGACATGCCCCCAAAGGAAATGTTCGCCCGCTTTGTCGAAGAAGATCCTGTCAAGTTGGGAGAAGTCGCCGACTACTGTATCAAGGATACCCTCCTACCTCACAAACTCATGAAAAAATTGTGCATACTTTTGAACCTTTTGGAGATGGCCAAGGCTACTTGGGTCCCCCTATGTTTCCTGGTAGAACGTGGTCAGCAAATCAAGGTATTTAGTCAACTATCTAAAAAGGCTCGAGAGTTGGGATATATGGTGCCCACCATCAAGTATGGATCTATACCTGAAGAGCCCTACGAAGGTGCGACTGTCTTGGAAGCTCAAAAAGGGGCGTACTACACACCCATCACAGCCCTAGACTTCGAAGCCCTGTATCCCTCTATCATGATGGCTCATAATTTGTGTTATTCCACTCTCGTCATGGATGAGAGGCGGTATGGTAACGTCCCCGGTGTCACCTACGAAACCTTCAAGATTGGTGACAAGACATATAAGTTCGCCCAAGGTGTCCCGAGTCTTCTCCCGAGTATTCTTCTGGAATTGAAACAGTTTCGAAAGAAGGCCAAGAAAGACATGGCGGCCGCTACGGGTTCGATGAAAGAAGTCTACAACGGTAAACAGTTGGCGTACAAAATCAGTATGAACTCTGTCTATGGGTTTACAGGTGCAGGTAAGGGCATCCTTCCGTGTGTGCCCATCGCTTCGACTACCACGTGTCGTGGTCGAGCGATGATTGAAGAGACCAAGACGTATGTGGAAAAGAACTTTCCTGGGGCGAAAGTCAGGTATGGAGACACCGATTCTGTAATGGTGGAGTTTGACGTCGGTGGTCGTAAGGGTGTGGAGGCCATCGAGTATAGTTGGGAACTCGGTGAACGAGCAGCTGAGGAGTGTTCGGCCCTCTTCAAAAAGCCCAACAACCTAGAGCTTGAAAAGGTCTACTGGCCATACTTCCTCTATAGCAAGAAGAGATACGCCGCAAAGCTTTGGACGAAGGGGAAGGATGGTAACATGAACATGGATTACATCGACATCAAAGGTCTGCAAGTTGTGAGGAGAGACAATACCCCACACGTTCGCGAAGTGTGTAAAGAACTTTTAGATGTGGTATTGACATCTGATGACACAGATCCACCCAAACACCTGGCGAGACAGCGAGCCACCGAGTTGCTCTCCGGAGAAGTTCCCAACGAAAAACTCGTCTTGAGTCAGTCTCTTTCAGATAGCTACAAAGTCAACGGTGAGACTGTATCCGTGACTGGGTCAAAAAGTGTGCTCATCAATCAAGCACATGTGCAAGTGGTGAATAAAATGAGAGAACGTAAACCTGGTTCTGAACCACAATCTGGTGACAGGGTGCCCTATCTTCTCACAAAAACGAATGATCCAAAGGCTAAGGCGTTTGAAAAATCTGAGGATCCCAAGTATGTCGAGGAGAATAATATCCCAGTTGACTATCACTACTACTTTGTGAACAAGTTCTTGAACCCCGTGTGTGACCTTCTCGATCCACTCTACGACAACGTCAAACAAGAAATTTTTGGAGAAATTATAGATGCCCACAAACCCCCACTGAAGAAGCGGGAACCCGCCATAAGCACCATGAAGAAGGAGCAACTCGTTGAAGAATGTAAGAAATTAAACCTGGATGACACTGGTAAGGTCGCAGAACTGAAGCAACGTATTAAAGAATATAGGGATCGTCAAAACTCTGTTGATGATCTATTTAAACATTACGAGCAAAGTAAACATAAGAATGACGAGACTGACCAAATTAGTCATTGAAAAAACTAAGGAGATTTTACTTCGTCAACTTCCCGGTGAGATTGAACACGAACTCAATGAGATTGTTTGTGAACTCGTGGAAGAGGGTGTGGAAACGTATCATACCGAACAGCTGAGTAAAACTCTCGAAAATATTTCAAAGAAGCACCAGATTCCACTGGAGTTGCTGCTGCGTGACATTCCCCAAATAAGTGGTGAAGAGCGATGTCGAGGAAAAAGGAAGAATAAGGATGAAGGTGGAGACTTTAGATGCAAGTTCAAGGCTGGTGAAAATGGATACTGTAAATTTCACCAACAACAAGGTGAAAAAATTAAACCGAGACAACTACCCAGTCAACAGCTACACAACCATGGCCCTGAAAAAATGAACGTCCCGGGGTGCCCGGGTTGCGAACAAAAGGGACTTATAGATTTGAGTCGTTTACTTTTCAATGAATAAAACAAGCATTCTGCTATCATCAATCAACCAATTTTACACTGACGAACATAACAGGAATAAGCTACTGACCATCTTGAATAAATCTAGTGGGATCTCGTTAAGAAATCTCGAGTGGTTCATCACCAACTACGCCAAAAAGAATAACACATCCTTCAAAACCAAAGATGGTAAACTTTTTACAGTCCACTGTGCCTATAAATCTAGCTTGGATGGATACAGTAAGAAACTGTTCGATCCATTTTGCAGAGCTGAGAAATTTACCTATCAGATCCCCGAATCATCTCAGGAAATTCAGACTACTCTCGCTCAACTGAATTTCATCAAATGGTGTATCAAGAATAACATCATCGACTATATCTATAACAACAAACAGAACTTGTTCACTAAATCATGTAATCAAAAACTTGTGACATGATACCATCTTTGATGCGGACAAAGTTCATCGTTTTAGCCAGAATATGAAAACGTCTATTATGCCAAGCATAGTTCCCAGTATTGCCAACCTCATGCTTACTGGAGAATAAGTTTCCGTGTAATATAGGTTCTTTCACAACGCTAAAATTGACGTGGCCCGATGGGTCACTCTCGTATGGATACAACGCGAAACTATAAGAATAGAATCTCCTCGTGATGGGTGTGTTCCTGTGATGGAGTCTCGGCTGAAGAATCCTTAAAAAGTGGGGTGATCCTGTGTGCTCATCCAAAATTTCTTCACCGTCAAGGGTGAGTGTCACGTAGTTGATGTGCTCGTATCTCAAAGCCGGGTCTATTTGAGTGACTCCATCTGAGATGATAGGTATTTCATTATAGTTTGAAGTTCCACCAAACGCGTTGTTCTCCGTGTACAACACAAAGAAATACAGCTCTTGAACCAGGTTTGTGAAAGTCAAACGAGTCTTAAATTCTGGTTTTTGATTCCCATCGTCTTCGTCCACCAACACATCATTATACTGTATTTGTGTAATCGCAAACTCATATTCACGGTTCATGACTTTAATCTTCTCCACAGGATCCAAAAATACACACTCAGTAGATAATCTCAAATCATAGGGCTTATAGGTGACCAGGTCTTCCACATTGGCTCCAAGGAAACCCTCGAGTTCCGGTATTTGTGGTCTAGAAATGCATATGCACTCCTCAACGTTGCGGAACTTCACCTCCACTTCAATCTCTTGTCTCGTCAGTGCGCAAACTGGTAGAGCGAGCTCTGGATGATTGTGAAAGTAAAACGGAATCTCTATACAAACA